ACTTGGCGCTATGGGATTTCATGCTTACTTACAAAAAAATTCAATACCTTTTGAGAGTGGACTAGCAGGTGGTACTAATTTAGAGATGTTTAACCACATCAAATCACATGCAGATACTACTACTAGAAAATTAGCACAAGAAAGAGGAGCTTGTCCAGATGATGATACTGCTTCAGTAAGAAATGCACATTTATTAGCTATAGCTCCTAATGCAAGTTCTAGTATTATATGTGGTAACACAAGTCCAAGTATAGAACCGTATAGAGCAAATGCCTATACACAAAAAACTAAATCAGGTTCTAACTTAGTAAAAAATAAATACCTTGACGAAATTATAAAAGAAAAAATATCAGACTCAGTAGAGTATGAGAATGTATGGAAAAGTATAGTAGCTAATCGAGGAAGTGTACAACATCTAGATATAATAGATGATTGGACAAAGGACGTGTTTAAGACAGCAGTTGAAATAAACCAATCATGGATTATTGAACATGCTTCTCAGAGACAACCTTTCATATGTCAGTCACAAAGTGTAAACTTATTTTTTCCACCTGATGTGAATAAAGCAGACCTACACAATGTGCATATGTTAGCATGGGCTAAAAATTTAAAAACATTATATTACCTTAGGAGTGAAGCAATCAGTAGAGCTGATAATGTTACTTCTCAGGCTAAAAGAGAGATAATTTTTGAGCAATCAGATTGTCTAAGTTGCGAGGGATAAATGAGCAAACTATTAGAAGAAAGAGATTATTATAAACCTTTTGATTATCCTTGGGCATTTGAGTTTTACAAAAAACAACAACAAATGCATTGGCTACCTGAAGAAGTGCCACTCCAAGATGACATCAAAGATTATAATGTAAAACTATCAGAAGGCGAGAGGAAACTTATAGATAATATATTTAAGTTTTTTACACAAGCTGATGTAGATGTATGTTGTGGGTATGCAAAGCATTATCTACCAACATTTAAACAACCAGAAGTAAGAATGATGTTAGTAAGTTACGCTGCTATGGAAGCAGTGCATCAAGAAGCATACTCTTTACTATTGGAAACACTAGGGAAGTCTGATGAGCAATACACAGAGTTCTTTGAGATACAAGCTATGGCGGAGAAACATGAGTACCTTACTGACTTTAGTATGAAAAATACACATGAGATTGCAAAAACAATGGCAGTCTACAGTGGATTTACAGAAGGAGTACAGCTATTTAGTAGTTTTGCTATACTTTTAAACTATCCAAGACACAACCTTATGAAAGGAATGGGTCAGATAGTAACATGGTCTATAAGAGACGAGTCACTTCATGTTGAAGGATTATCAAAACTCTTTAGGACTTTTATTGCAGAGAATCCAGATATATGGACAGATAAACTAAAATATGAGATATACTGTGCAGCAGAGCGCGTTGTTGAATTAGAAGATAAATTTATTGATGTTTGTTTTGATAAAGCAGACATACCTGATTTAACAGCAAAAGAAGTAAAAGAGTATATTAGATATATTGCAGATAGAAGATTATTAGGATTAGGAATGAAAGCTATATTCCATAGTACTGAAAATCCTCTACCATGGATTGATATGCAAATAAATGCAGTTGAGCATACCAACTTTTTTGAAAACCGTGCTACTGAGTATGCTAAAGCTAGTACACAAGGAAATTGGCAGGATATATTTAAATGAGCAATAACCAAACAATTACTATTGACGGTGTAGAACACGTTATTAGTGAGTTAACCGAAGACCAACAAGCTATAGTAGTGTCTATAAATGTGGCAGATGTAGAAATAGAAAGATGTAAACATCTTATTGCTATATGCCAAACAGCTAGACAAGCGTATATTAATGACTTAGGTAGTCAAGTAAATAGTGGCGATGTTGGTGAAGAAGACTCTTAAATTTTATATACTTACTTCTGCATCTGAAAGATACTTAGATTGGTTTAACCGAACGGCTGAAACCGATACCAGTTTTAAAGGGTTAAAGTGTCACTTTGACCCTAGATGGTCTAACCTATCATATAAAGATGCAGTAGTAGTAATAAATACTTTAAATAAAGAGTATGAAAGAGTAGTAAGTCAATGGTGTTCTGAAAAAGGCATAGAACATTATATAACAGAATCTAATGGTAATCCAGGAAAAGGTAAAAATGAATTACTAAAAATATTTCAAGATTCTGATAATGACTACATGGTACAAATAGATGGAGACGATATACTAACCCCTTATGGGGTTAATTTGTATAAGAGTCTTGTTGAGGAAGACGCACCCGATAGTATTATCATATACCATCAGTGGGCACAATACATTGACAGATTCGGACAAAGAATATATAGTAGGATAATGAATAATCAAGATAGACCTGCTAATTATAAAAAAGACTATGCTCATTTTGCAAAGTATGTTCCTATTATGTATAATCATAACCATAGTTACAGAAAGAAAGTAAAAGCAATGGGAGGCGTAGAAAGAGTATGTGACTTATATGCTACTTATACAGGACAAGTACATGAAATAACTAGAGAATTTAATGAAACTTATTTCTCTCATGTAACTAATCAGATGATGGTAGATAATCATTGTAGACCTGTGTGGTATTCTAAGAAAGCAGCTAGATTTAGATTTGATGAAGATATGAGAATAGGAGAAGATACAAGATTCTATTTACATTTAAAACACGCACACTATACAGGTGACTTAGAAGTACGAAGACTAAAAGAGATACCGTGTACCTATGTATATAATAATTTGTATGGAGGTATAGTTGCAGATGAATCCAATGGTATGACAAATATGGATTGGATGAAATTATTTATGGATAATATAGATAAAGATTTAAAAGAAGGAAAAGTAGGTAAACACCCAAACTTACCAGAATTACAAATATCTATACCAGATGAAGTAAATGATTACTATATTACACAAGAGTTTAACCTAAAAGATTTAGACCCAGAGAGTAAAGATTATAAAAATATAAAATTGTGTGATGATACTAGAGTAGAACTCAAAGATAGAATAAAACAATTAGAAGACGCTGCAAAACTATCTATGCAAAAGTTAGTACGCAGTATGATAAAACCAGGACAGCGTCCTAGATGGGCGTTTATTAAAGACCCCTTTGTTCCTAACATTCCTTATGCAGTACCGCAAGATGAAAAGATGGAACATTACTTTCAAAAAAGGATAATAGAATGAAAATTTTTATTGGGTACGAATCTATGTACCCAGAAATGTTTGAGGTTTGCAAAAAAAGCATACTTCGTTACAATTCCAGTCATGAAATCATACCACTCAAAAAATCGGAAATATCCGAATATACTCGTCCATTTCAGAACGAGAGTACGGAATTTGCCTTTACTCGTTTTCTAGTACCACAGCTCTGTGACTATGAAGGGGAAGCTTTATTTTGTGATGGTGTTTTCTTATGGCTCTGTGACCCTGAAGAAGTTATGGACTATTTTTCCGATGAACATACAGTTCATGTGGTAAAACATCCTAGTTTCCTCGTCAAACCTAAGAAAATGAAAAACAAGAAAAACCATGCTTATCCTAGAAAATACTGGTCAAGTCTCATGCTTTTTAATAATCCTAAATGTAAAGAACTTACTTATGATTATGTAAACCAAGCCCCCGCGGGTGCATTGCATGAGTTACGTTGGGCAGATAGTATAGGGGAACTTCCTGCGCAGTATAATGCCATGGTAAATTATTACAAATTCAAGAAACCAAAAGCACTACACTTTACAGACGGTGGACCTTGGTTAAATATAAACGAGTGTTCGGAGTACACAGCAAAATGGATGACAGTTTACAAAAGCTAACAAAAGATAAAAATATTATACTTGTGGGAAATTCAGTAGAAATTCTACAGTATGACTTTGGGGAATATATAGAAAGTTTCGATACAGTTGTGCGATTTGGGAAAGGTATTCCTGAGCCTAAACTACATCAACATATTGGAGGTCGCACAGATATTTGGATTACAGGGTGGCTTCGCATGAATTTACATGAGGATGTTAAAAATGCTTATCCACTATTCAATCGTTGTCGTATACACCTTGATAAATACCCAGACCACAAAGGACCACCACCGTGGGGGCATGATAATGATATGTTTAATGATGATGAGTTAATGAAAATATTTGAACTGGTGGGAGCGCGGAACGGAGTAGCGCCTGGTGGAGGACGACCGAGTGCAGGTTTTCTTGGTATATTATTTTTCTTGCAGAAGTGCAAGTGCAAAAGTATAACTTTAATTGGTTTTGATTTTTTTGCTAAAAAGTTACCAATTAAAACAGGTGGAGATTACCCATCAAGTTGGCATATGCCTATAAATTCAACAGGTTCAAATCCCCACAATCGCAATGAAGCTAAATTAGTAAAGAGATGGGAAGACAAAGGAAAACTACAGTGGAAAATTCTTTCCGACCTAAATGATGAAATGTTAAAGTTTTCCTAATCTATATCCTACTTGTAATAACTTACTTGCAGTAGACTTTTGTCTATTTGCTTTATATACTAAGTTTTCACAAATTCTAGCGTTTCTATAGTTTACAGGTATGTTTGGAATTAAATCAGAGTATAAGTCCCAAGGAAAAGACAATTGCTGTCCAGTAGTTACCTTAGCATATCCAAGTTCTAACGCTTTTGTAGGTATAGAGATACTCCAAGATTTTCTTAACATTACATTATAGTTTAAGTATTCTTTACAAGGCAAAGCATCCCACTGAATTAATAAATCACTTTTACCATTCATATATCTAGGTAGTAATCCTCTTTGTCCTTCATGTAACTTTTTAAAGAAGTATTGATTAGTAGATGCTAATACTCTACTATCATAGTCATTATAGAATCCTCTTGGATAAAATAAATCATTATCATTTGCGTCTTTTAATAAATCATAGTTTATAATAAAAAACTCTGTGTCCCAGTTTGCGGGCATATCTGCTTTTGCAAAATCTAACATTCCATAATAGCTAGAAAATATTTTGTGTCCTACAAATACTTTCTTTCTTGATAAGTGTGCCATCTTACTTTGGAAAAAAGTTTCGTCAGGTATTTCATTAGTCCATCCAGTTTTTAAGAATATTCTAGTGCCTCCTGCATACAGGATTCTTTTATGTAGTCCTTTATCTTTCCAATGTAATCTAAGATGTTGGATAGCTCTAGCGGCATAATCTTTTTTCCAATAGCTTTCGTAAATTCTTACATTTGGTATATTTTCAAAAATCCAGTTAACGGGCAAGTCTTCGTAATCTTCTTCATTGACATATAAATGCAGACGATATTCTTCGTCTTTATCAATTAAGGAAGCTATTGTGAAATAACTCCACGTCGGATTCCATGTATGTACTATCTCAATCATTTTTCTTTTTATACTCCCAAAAATTATTTATGTATAAATCTCTTCTATGCTCTGCATCTTTATCAAAGGCAAATATTATGCCTGAATTTTTTGCTGAAAGTATTTTTTCTATACCTGTATATCCGTTTGTCTGTGAACAAGCGTGATAAATACTTTCATATGTTAATAAACTTTTTTCTCTTTCTTTTTTTGTGTAACTTATCATTCTTAAGTGTTTCTTTAGTAATAATGCTATGAGTCCCATTTCACTATTTGGCATTGTAGCTACATCAGAGCATTTCATTAATAACTCCATGCCACCACTTCTTTTGTTTAAAACCTTATCCTTACCAAACTTTCTTTTTAATTTAGCTACGAATAACTCAGTTGTTATTGGATGTGGCTTTATAACGTACCCTTCTTCTATACACTGACCTATTCTACCCCAATGAACACATTTTTCTTTACTAAGAAGATTAGTTCCTGGAGGAAATACTACTTTATCATATTCTTCTTCAACATGACGTAAGTGATATTTATTTCTTAAGTTACTTTTAATTCTATCTATTCGTTCTCTATCAATTTTGACTTTTGAGTTCACTATTGTGTTCATGAGTCTATCATTGATTTTTATTGAGTTAACTCTTAAATATATTCCTGCACCTAAAAAATCAGTATATAACCAATTTCTAACAGTATGCAGTTCATTAGTATTATACCAAACATCATAAGAAAAAGGTAATCCTTCCATACTATGAGGTATTATCTGTTCCTTTAATCTAGATAATTCATCTAAATCTTCTTTTGGTCTTACACAAGACCCAGATTTAAAGATATGAGTTGACTGATCTCCGAGTTCTTCAACACTCGACATTGGTACTAGTTTACCCATTTTTTAATTTTCTTATTGTTTGTTTTAGTTCTATTATATGTTTTTCTTGTTCTTGCAATCTTTCTTCAAATTGATGTATTGAATCAAATAAAGCATTGCCCAAGCTTTCTAATTTTTCACTCACATATTTAGGAGTGATATCTTTTTCTTGTAGTTTCATTTATATCTCTATTGGTAATTAATTTTCGGACCACTGGCTACCATCCCAGAAGGACGCATTAAATGCTTCTGCACTGGATACTTCTGTATCAAATATTGTTCCAGCTGCTGATGCGGTAATTCTTTCAAACACTTGCGTAGAAGTATCAAAGGTTGTTGTAGTTGTAGGAGTTGTTGTCCTAGTTGTATCTGATAATCTGCTTGTTTCAATCGTAGTGGTAGTAGTTCTACCTGTTGCAAATACAGTAGTTCTGGTTGTATTGAATACTGTACTTGTAGCAAATACTGTTGTTCTTGTAGTATCTGTAGCTCTTGTAGT